AATAATTTGCGTCAGGCAACGCAGTTGTAAAGTTTACTGTGTAGTTACCAGTACCATTATCCGTGATGCTGGTGACGTTACCACTCGCACGAATAGTCACAGTACCAGTACCAATAAAACTTACCCAAGCCCTTGCGCCATAGATTGGCGCAGTACCCGACACAGTTGCAAATTGTGCAGAATTAATGTTTGGCGTGGTCAGCGTGGGGCTGGCAACGGTTGTTGCCAAAGTTGATGCACCTGTAATAGTGCCGTTTCCATCAATTATTACTGACATGATTTAACCCTCGTACAAAATGTTAATTGAACCAGCGTCAAAGGTGTCAGTGCCGTTGACTGTGGTGATGCGGATGCGGTCTAGTGTCCCCGTCAAAGTTTTAGCACCGCCGCTAAAATAATTGTACGTTGAGGATGTGCAGATGGTTCCTGAGCTTACCCAAGCATTTGAGCCAACAGAAGATATAGCAACGCTCCCGGCGTTGGTAAGCGCGGCTCCAGTTAGAAAAGCACAAAGTAAACTTGTTGTTGAGTTTGTTGCTTGAGCTTGGTTGCCGGTTTGAGCGTAAGAACACCCAGACAAATAACCTGTAGTTTCTAAACCGCCAGATGTTCCAAGCTGTACTGCAAAACCAGAAGTACCGTTAGTACTCACAGCGTTAAACATCACCGTAATCCGTTTCACCCAAGCAGGGATGCTAGTGAAGTCAATTGAAGTACCCGATGTGGATGCCACAGCCGTGCCTTGGGTGATCCGCTGCATCTGCGCCCTAGCAGCAGCACTATCAGTACCAAAGAACTGACCGTTGTACTCGAGCGTACCTGTGGCTGGCGTACCTGCCAGTGTGTCAGAGGTTAAAACAAGTTGTGCCATTATGCGCTCCTTACCAAGCAGGCTTCAAAAAATGTTACCGTTTCACCTAAACCAAAAATATTGGACGATCCCCCTGTTTGGCTACCGTATAACTCTAAATAATCTGTGCTTCCGTTCATAGAAAACATGGAAGACACCTCAACGGACACAACTAATTGATTTGCGGTTGAAATGTTCAATACGCTTGAAGCAGCTATTACGCCGTTTTTATAAATCATTGTCTGAGCAGCGGAAGGTCGTGTTCCGTTAGCGGAATGAAAAATAATGCCATGCACAAAATAATAACCAGCTACTGTTGGAGTAAACCTGTAATTTGTAGTTGAGTCAAAGTTGTTATTAGTGTCAAATGTTTCTGCACTTAACGCCACTTTTGTATTGACTCCAGCAGTGATAGATTGGTTTGCTGTGGGTAAATATGCCCTAAAAGCTGGCATATTACCTGACACCATTACTGTGCCAGTAGAAGCTGGAATAGTAACTGTATTAGTACCAGCTACGGCAGGAACTGTTACTGTTACAGCCCCGCTGGTATCTCCTGAAATAATTACAGACGACATATATTTCCTTTACAAAATGACCCAGCGTGAGCCAGATGGAACGGTGACAGAGACACCGCTGTTGATGGTGATTGGTCCAACAGAGTGAGCGTTATTTGATGCCGTGATGGTGTAGTTACCGCTGACCACCTTCGTGTTTTCATAGAAGACGGTGTCTGATCCCGCGCCGGTAGCACCACCACCAACGGATGCCCATGCAGTCCCGTTGTATCCCTCAAACTTTGTCAGCGTGGTGTTGAATCGAAACTGGGCAGTGGCCGGTGTGCCTGGACGCTGTGCGGTTGTGCCTGATGCGACCTTGATGGCATCGGTGGCTGAAACAGTAAATGTTCCCGCAACCGCCAATGTTTTGCCTGAACCAATGTTGAGACCTACCGATGTGCCAGTACCTGCCGCTGCAAATACAGCGTCTACAGCATCCAAGTCAGTATTGACCTTAGTACCCCATGTGTCAGTGCTTGCACCAACTTCAGGTTTGGTAAGTAATAGGTTCGTCGTCGTTGTATCAGCCATATTTCACCTCTTATGCGGCCTCTTGCCACGTTGTCGAATTATCTGCAACTACAGTCCAAGTCTCTGACGTATCAGATATGGGTGACCAAGTCTCTGACGTATCAGGAACTGCACCCCATCCGAATCCAATCATCGTCCCTACTGATGAATTAGTTTGTACGCCAATTATCGCAACAGAAACGACGCTTGTGGCAGTGCCTGCGGAGACAGTCCCCTCAACTCCAGTAATGTCCTGGAACGAGATAACCTCGGCAAGCATTGTGCCAACAGCACCCGTTGTGCTGATGCCTGTAATCCTTGGCGATACAAAGAGGGATTGGACAGAACCTGCGGCTGAGTTGCCTGTGATGGCAATAGACACAGACAGGCTGATCGTTCCGACATTGCCGGTAGCAATCGTCCCATCCTCTTGGATTGATCTACCAGCCAGCAACGTGCCGACGGCAGAGGTAGACGAGTTGCCACTGATGACAACATTGCCTATGCCATAGGCTCCCCTGCCGTAATAGCCTGTGCCGTAAGCAGCCATGCCGCTGCTCCCGCGTTAAGCCAGCCGAATCAGGCCGGTGCTTGCGTCATTGACGGGCATTGTCAGGGTGAACGTGCCAGCGGTAACGGTCTGCGAGCCAAAGGTATGCACACTCACAGCCTTGTTGGATTGGGTCGAGTTGTAGATCAGGACGCAATCAAAGGCTGTAGAGAGAGTCACGGCAGAGTAAGAAATGCTTGCGCTTGGGGTAACAAACGCTGTTGTACCACTTGTGCTTGGGGGTGTGCCAAACGTCACAGCAACACCGCCAGCCGTGTAGCCAGTACCTGATACCTCATCAGAGGCTGAGTAGGCTGTGGTATCCGCATTGACGGTGGCAGATGCCAGATACAAGGCTGCTTTGAATGAATCAGCAGTTGTAGCGGCACGCACTACACCAGTACCAAAATTATGATGGCCGACCAAGAGTTCACCTTTGAAGCTGGTGCAGAGGGCTTGTGTATTAGCGATGATATTTCCCCTTAAATTTGTTGCGTTTCGCCTTGGGCAAAAACGCTACGTTTCAAAACCATATTCACAGACCGATGCACCAACTCACTGGCAAGCCAGTATTCAACCCAGTTAGTTGTCTCTGTGTCGGTATCAATTATCCCTTCTTTTTTCTCAAGTAGGGAGTCATCCATTTCGCCTTTGGTCGTAGTGATTAGCATTTTTAGCCTAGTGTTCTTGCTCGTGCAGTCAGAGAACCGCCCGATGTTGTGCTTCGATCATCTGCGAGTTGCAATTGCTCAAGTCCAGCAAGGTACAGCGCAGACCAGACAGAGATTCTTGCGTCGTCCTGTAGGTAAGGCGCGGCCTGCAAGAGTGCGCCGTACAGGTAGATGTCAGGGGATGAGGTCAACAGGAAGTTTGTTGCAACCGAACTTGATAACTTAGTTAACTTTGCGTAGTAGGTTAGTTCGCCTGTGTACGATGTATCAGGGGCTGGGACAACGCGAATCTGACTTCCAACTATGCTGAAGTAGGTCGGTTTTCCTGCTGCGTTTGTGCGTGATGCCAATATGTCCAGCGAGTCCATAGTCTCAAACTGCATTGGAGTCACTGGGTTTGTGTTTAACTTAAATGCTCGTGTCTCTAGGAAGTTGTCAGGAACCGCACTGTACTCAGTGTTGATATACGCATCAGCGCGGACAATCATCTGACGTGTACGCAAGTTGCGTTCGATCTGAGCCTCGGCCAGAGAAATGAAGTCAGGGATTGCAGCCGTCAGGTCGGCACGGACAAGCCAGTCCGCTAATGATGCCTTGAGTTCGGTGTATGTCGTTAGAGCCATTAGGTAGCCTTTTCCTTTTCCTCAAGGTCACGCATGACCCATGTGTGGTCGTGCTTGAATTCAAACGTCCCAATGTGTCCAATTTCTTTGGACACGTCGTGGTCAATCCATATCTTAAACCCTGCGGCCTGCGCCTTGCGGCAAAAGAAAATATCCTCGCCAATGTAGCCACGTTTGTCGGTGCGCCAAGGGGTCTCAAACCAAGGCTCTGTCAACGCCTCAAAGACGTTGCGCTTGATAAGCATCACACCCATCCCGATGCTGCCAACTTCCTCAACGCCTGTGGATTCGGGCATTGTGTAGACCAACTCGCGCTCTCCGTCAGGGCCGTACTTCTGAGCCGTTGGACCCGTAGGCATCCTGCGACGTGCGCAGTTGGTTGCCACGATGTCAAGGTCGTGCTTTAGCAGCCTCTCAATCATGTCCTGGGGGAACGTCATGTCGGAGTCAATAAACAGAACATGAGTGCAGTTCTCGCGCATTGCGTCAAGGCAAAGGTCTGCTCGTTGGTTTTGGATCAACGTACCCTGCATGATCTTCAGAGCAATTGCGTCTGTGGTGTTCAGGGTGTGGTACGCCACCATGTTGACCATGCAATAGGTGTAGTTTGCGTGGACCATGTCACGCGCTGGGGTGCAGACTGCAATGTAATTCATACTTGTCCTGGGCGAGTTCTAAAGTAGCGGTTTTCGGGGTCGTTTAACCAGCGTTTCATGTACGCGTCATCGTCCAACTTACCCTGCGCCTTGAGTTCAAAGTAGATACTCAGAGGGATGCTTGCGACCTTATTCCACTCTCCGTACTTGGAGTGTTTCTCTTGCAGGTTGAAGTCCTGCTTGTTCTCTTCAATGATCGCAGTGATGTCCTGCTTGGTTTCAATGGTCGCCTCATCGGTTTCCGTGTTGTAGTGCCATGTGCGATTGATGCCCAAGGCATCATTGCGATCAAAATGTTTGGATTCAATCATGTAAAAAAGAGCCAGGTTTCCCTGGCCCTTTCCTTTTTACTTTTAAGAAGTAACTAAGTCAGCAGCAATGCCATGAGCATTCTCTGCCAACACCTTGTGACCCCACTCGACGATCAACATACGCTTTTCAGCGTCGCCGGTCTTAGCCAACTCAACTTGTTGGTAAGGACGGAGGACGGTCATCTTTGCGTAATCAGGATCGATTACGAAAGCGTCACGCTCACGTTGGAAACGGTTGGGAACCACTTGCACGTTCCCGAAGTCGCTGACGTAAACGTCTGCTGCGCCAACGATGGTGGCAGGACGTGCGCCGCCATCAATGTTGAAACGAGAAGATGCAATGCCGGAGAAACCGGATACGCGTTGCTTGTTGACAGGACCAGTCATCAAGATTTTTGGAGAGCCGCCGGAAGTCCATACTTGCTGAATGACGTTCTTCAAAATTGTCTCGGTGAAAGTACGGACGTTACCGTCTGTACGTGCGCTGCTTGGCAGGGTTGTGTACGATGGGTTAGCACCGTTGGTCTGCATATCAACGTTGGTCTTGATAAACGATTGCAAGGCAGCAGTCGCACGAGCAACAGTAGTGCTACCAGCAGCAGCAACTGCGCTGTTAAGCATACTGAACTCTTGGTCACGCTTCAACTCAGAGCCGCGCTTGGCGATCTGATAAGCCAACTCAGAGCGACGGCCAGCCTTGTTGACAGTCTCTTCAGTTGCGGACAACACGATAGTCTTGCGAGAGATTTGCGCGTAGTTTTGCAAACGAACAGTTGCAGTCACTGAGTCGAATGATGTAACGTCATCACCCTCCAACTGTGCATTTGCAGCAGCAGCGGCGAGTACGTCGGTTTGCCATTCGTACAGGCTGTTAGAAACATTCTCACGTCCAATGTTGGACATATAAGGTGTCTCTTCAGGAGAAATGTTTGTGATTACATTGGAAAGGTCTTCACGGATACCCTTGGCAGAGTAGGTGGTGAAGGTATTAGCAACAATAGCCATTTAAGTGCCTCATTTAAGTAGAAGTTCAATTGCGGAGGCCGCGTCTTGGACGCGACCCGTTTTTGCAAGACGCTTTTGTGCGAGAGTACTTCCAGTTGACTGTGAGACGCGACCTGCTGCACCAGGCTTGGCAGGGCGAGGGCCGTTGTTGACTACCGGTTTGATGTTGCCCCTCTTGGACATCATCTGCTCGTACAGGGCTGCTTTACGCAGTACCGATACGACTCGGTGGTCAAATATGTTCTTCAGTTCATCAGGTGCAAATCCAGCCCTTTGGCCGAACTCGATCAGCATGGACTTCTCGGCTTTTGCCTTCTCTGGATCGCTCCATTGAGGCAGTGCCTTCAGCAACAAATCCTGCTCTTGAGCAAGAAATTGCTGCATATTCTGTGCTTGCTCCTGCTGTGAAATCTGATTAAGCCGTTGCTGTTCGGATTGAATAGCCCTAGCCTTCTCTTGGTTTTCACGCATCACCTCTTTCTGCCGTACCCATTCGATGGGGTCCTCTTGGTAGAGACGGTCCCAGTCGATCTGTGGTTCGGCTGCTTGCTGAACTTGAACTTGCAACGCTCCAAGTAACTGAGCGTACTGACTACGCTCGGCACGGATTGCTTCAGCCTCTTGCTCGACTTGCTTGCGCACTTCAGCAATTTGCTGCGTCTTCCGTGTGTAGTCTTGTGTCCGTGAGTAACCTTTTTGGAGTTCGTCCAATGTCACCGATACTTCTTGTCCGTCAACTTTGACGGTGAAGGTCTG